GCAAAAGGCGCGCTGTGCGGTGACGGGCAGTGGCGGCAGATTGTCACGGTTGAGGATGCGCTTACCGGCGGCTGCAACCTGTTCGACATTGACCAGCTGCAGCTTGAATACAGCCCGGCGGAATATCAGAACCTGCTGATGTGTGATTTTGTCGATGATGAGGCGAGCGTGTTCCCGTTTGCAGAGCTGCAGAGCTGCATGATCGACAGCCTGGAAGAGTGGGAAGATTTTAACCCGTACCTGCCGCACCCGTTTGCATACCGGCCGGTCTGGATTGGGTATGACCCGTCGCATACCGGGGACAGCGCAGGCTGTGCGGTAATCGCGCCGCCGCTCGTTGCGGGCGGTAAGTTCCGCGTGCTGGAGCGTCACCAGTGGCGGGGCATGGACTTTGCCGCGCAGGCGAAATCTATCGAGGACTTAACGAAAAAATACACCGTGGAATATATCGGCGTTGATGCGACCGGCATCGGCCAGGGTGTTTACCAGCTGGTACGCCAGTTTTACCCGGCCGCGCGTGAAATCAAATACTCGCCGGAAGTGAAAACAACGATGGTACTGAAGGCAAAAGACACCATTAGCAGCGGGCGGCTTGAGTATGACGCCGGTGCGACGGATATCACGCAGTCGTTTATGGCTATCCGCAAAACCATGACGGCCAGCGGCAACCGCTCAACTTACGAGGCGAGCCGCAGCGAAGAAGCCAGCCATGCTGACGTCGCCTGGGCAATCATGCACGCACTGTTAAACGAACCGCTTACCGCAGCCAGCGGCGGCGCTAATCCCTCAATTCTGGAATTTTACTGATGAGCAAACGCAGAGGCCGCAAGGCCCACACCACCACACAGCCGGTACAGGCAAACACACCGCAGCAGCACGCCGAGGCCTTTACCTTTGGCGACCCGACGCCGGTCATGGATAAGCGCGACATTCTGGATTATGCAGAGTGCATCGGTAACGGGCGCTGGTTTGAGCCGCCGGTCAGCTTTAGCGGGCTGGCTAAGAGCCTGCGCTCGGCCGTGCATCACAGCTCGCCGATTTACGTGAAGCGCAACATTCTGGCCTCAACGTTCATTCCGCACCCGATGATGAGTCAGCAGGAGTTCAGCAAATTTGCGCTTGATTATCTGGTCTTCGGCAATGCCTTTGCCGAACTGCGCCGTAATGGTCTGGGTAAGCCGCTGCGCCTTGAAACCACTCCGGCCAAATTCACCCGCAGAGGCGTTAAGGATGGCGTTTACTGGTTTGTAAATGACTGGAAAGAGCCGCATGAGTTTTCGACCGGCAGCGTGTTTCACCTGCTGGAGCCGGATATTAATCAGGAGCTGTACGGCCTGCCGGAATATCTAAGCGCGCTCAACTCCGCCTGGCTGAATGAGGCGGCGACCCTGTTCCGCCGCAAGTATTACCAGAACGGCGCGCACGCCGGTTACATCCTTTACATGACCGATGCGGCGCAGAGCAGCAGCGACGTTGACCGGATGCGGCAGGCAATGCGCGACACGAAAGGGCTGGGTAACTTCCGTAACCTGTTCATGTACGCGCCGAACGGTAAGCCGGACGGCATCAAGATTCTGCCGCTCAGTGAAGTGGCGACGAAAGACGATTTCTTTAACATCAAAAAGGCCAGCCGCGACGACCTTCTGAGCGCGCACCGCGTGCCGCCGCAGATGATGGGAATTATCCCGGACAACTCCGGCGGTTTCGGGGACGCGGTCAAAGCGTCTCAGGTTTTTGTGCGTAACGAACTTACACCGCTGCAGGAGCGAATGAAGGAGATAAACAATTGGATCGGTCAAGAGATTATATCTTTTAAGGATTATGCATTTTAGTTAATATTTTTTTGGGGGGGTTAGTAAACCCCCACTGAATTAATACTTTAAAAAATTATCCTACAAGAATACCTACACTTCTTAAATAAGCATCCGCAATTGTAGAGCCAATACTGCTAAGTGGCGCTGAATCAAAGTCACTTACACTTTTGAGCCCAAAATCTCTCATAATTTTGGATAACCCAGGTAGCTTTTCAGAGAACTCATCCTCACCAGTCAGTTCTTGATCTTCTTGGTACGTATCGAAAACTATGTCCGACTTTCTCGTAATCATCTCAATTACAGGGGTTGAGTATCTCAACAAGCCACCTGCACCCGCCAAAATCCCTTTGTAAGTGAGGTAGTAATTATCAATAGGATAACCATCCTCTTTAATGAAACCAGGAATGGTATTTTTAAAAAAGGAACTGTAATATGACCTCTTTATATCGTCAGAAATAACAATATTTTTATTGAACGCTGGCCCCAAGCTCATTAACGCTAAAGAAAATGCAGCAAACCTTATGGTGTTCATATCAATTGTGGCTGTAACTTCTATAGCTTCATTTAGCAAATAGTTCTTTACATCCTGTTCCTCTACTATCTTTTTTGCTAATAAATCTGCCAACACTTCGGCATTAGATTTATTGGTCATCCTGCCCACATGCATTATAGCCGTGTTGATAGAAGCCTGCACATCTGGACTTGATAAGCGAGCCTGTACTTTCTGAGAATCTTCAATTTTTCCAATCCTTTCAAAAAATAATTTAGAAAAATCTTGAACCGCAGAGACTGAAGCCTGCCTAGCTTCCTCTCTCAATATGGGAAAATTTTTCTCATGTAAGTCTGTAACTATCTCTCTCACATCAGAGTATGAAAGCCCAACATGAACAACCAAATCGCGATGAGATTGAGCAATAAAACTGTTATCATTAGCCTCTGCGCTTTGCTTATCACCGAATAACTTACTCATCACCAGCCCCTTACTTGTCATTACCGCTGTAGTCTCGCCCAACCTGAATTACTGAAGAATTGTTTTTTGCCTTTGCCTTCTGGCTTACTGATGCTATTGAGTCTTTTTTATTTATAGAGTTTGCTAAAGCAGTGAAGAAACCGATAACTCCAGTGGCTGCGATAGCACCTGACTTCCAATCAAGTTGAGTGAAAAAATAAAACACCCCAACCACCATCCAGACCAGAGTTAAAAGAACAATCAATTTTCTTAGCATTTACTTTACCTGATTAAAATGTAGTGGGGGGATAAGGAGAACGGACACTTAAAACGTCCTATTTATACCCCATGAAGTTCTTGGTAGTCGAGTGGTTTAATCTCCTAGCTAAACATGTTTACGACCTCAGCGCGCAATGCTATCCCCGCCACGCCTGCCCGCTTTGTGCATCGCTTTTAATGCAGTTGCATACGCCTCGAAAAACCGCGCCATTACTGGCGCTGCAGAGTGTTTCAGTGCCACAAAAATTAATGCGAATCCATGCACGTTATGCATGCATGGCTCATTTACGGGTTACAGCGCCTGAAAATTCTGAGGAAGCAGCGCTTCCATAGCTCAACTGCTGCAGGTAAATGATGCCTTCACGAAGTGAAACAGGGCGCGGCAACTCGATCATAAAAACAAAATCGTAAGTCCTGCCGAGCCAGAATCCTCCGCCAGCCTCTTTTGGACGTTGAAAGAATACCCAGCCGCCGGAATGGAAATACTCAAGGTAATCCCCACGATAAACGATCTGATAATTAGTGTCTTTCCCGGCCATTTGCTAACGCCTCGCAATGCTCGTTGTTCAACCGTGCCACTGCCAAAATCAAGATTTTGGCATCAGCCCGGTTATCAATGCAGCCAGCTGTCATCTTCCCAGACGTTCTGAAGTAAATCATTCAGCCTGCGCCGGTCTTCATCAACTTTTACACCAGGCATTTCAATTTTGGTGTAACTACCCTGCCGCACCTGTACCACTGCATCAGGAAACAGCGCAGTTACACGTTTATGCACTTCTTCCCGGAAAGCATCTACCACCGACTGACTGATTTTCTGATTCTTATCGAGCATGATTTCAATACGCATATTAATCCCTAATCGGCAGCGTAAAAGATTTCCTCGCCAGCGTCCTGGTGAGTCTCTGAGTTTGCCAATTCGGCAATAATGGTGAGTGCCAGTTTCAGCTCAGACGGCTTACAGTTAGCAATGAGTGAAACCTCCGCTATAAACTGCATGCACGCCATTTTTTTATGCATCTGGCTTGATTCCTGAGCCGTCATTTTCCCTCCCCCATTTTTACTGTGTATTTATACAGTATCACAGCATTTATAAGTTGAGGAAGAAAAATGTCTGAGTCAGATAATATTTTTATCTGGCTGATACGAAACAACTTTCCTTGTGTGTTTAAGCTATGCGCGGAAAACCGCAGCACATTACATTTAGACTATCAGTCGCACTAATATCGTTAACTTTCACCCATCAATGTTTGCTTTTGAACGCTGCTTTTCAGCTAAACGGTTAAATCGTTCTAATACGAAAGTCCTTTTCGGCTCCAGTATTGGGCGGACCAGTTCACCATTAGGTAGGCTGCGGAACAAATGACCACCGATTTTAGTCTGCGTGCCGCCAATCAGCCGCACGGCGAGCCCGCGACTGATGGTTTCACCGCTTAAATCTCTCACCTGGCCGATCAGGTTGTCGCACGCAGCTTCGATTTTGTCCGACCGCCTCAGTTTCAGATGCCGCTTTTCTGGCCTTTCCGCCCTTATCCGGCTCAAAAGCTCCCGCCTTTCCTTTCTGCTCATGCCGTCCAGGTCGATTTTTTCGAAACTTTCCGGCGGGTTCGAATCCTCAGATCTCAAACCTCCCGTACAGTTATTGACAGAACTCCGAGAGGACGCAGACGCGTCCTTAAATTCAAAACCCAAATCAACGGCACGTTTCGGGACAATCTTCCATTGCATCAGACGGGTTAAAATTGGCGTATCGTCGCCAACTTCAGTTGCGTAAACGCCCTTGATGCGCATGGTTTCCTCGCCGTACTCATTCATGTCTTCGCTTGCCTGATACCAGGTGCGCACAGCCAGATCGTCACGGCGCACGAACGGCCCGCCCTGGGCGTTAACGTATCCGGCCCAGTCTCCCGCGTCGGCTGCGTCATGCGCGGCCGCAAATTCAATGCTCAGGCCGTGTGCGGTTTCGCTGTCTGCCATGCGGCGCAGCTCGCGGTAAACCGTGACCGGCGCACCGCCTACAAACTGAAATTGCCGGATGTGCCAGCGTGCCGCCCAGGCAGAAACGGCCGAGGCGGTTTCTTTCAGATCTTTGCCGCTCTCGTCGTCTGTCTCGCCATCCAGCGCATAACCATCAATATTTTTGGAAATGTATTTAGCAACGTAACCCGTTGCGCTGCCTTTCTCCGGGTCGATAGCCTCGGCGTGAAAACGGGCCTTACGGGCCTTGTCGGTTGTCAGCTCGCTGCCATCTTCCTGCCAGGCGTAGTCGCGCATAATCTCGCGCACGCGCTCAGCCTGCTCCGGACGCATAAACATGAGCATGTGCCAGTGTGGGGTTGCATCATGATGAGGCTCAGCAACGCGGATCCCGAAGATGCGGATTTCTTCGCGGTGCAGCTTGGCGCGGATTTTCTGCCAGACACTGCAGAGATAACGCTGCGTGTCGGCCGGGCTGGCACCGTTCCATTTGCGGTTACGATGCCCGGTTTTGATTGTGGCGTGATAGCGCGCCGGGGCGGTAAGCGTATAGAACTCGCCGATAAAGCCCATTTCATTGCAGATGTTTTCGAAGCCACGAATGCGGGTCATCAGCTCGCAGCGGCGAATCGCAGGGTTGGCCACGCTGCCGTCGTATTTCTCGATCAGGCTGATGCGGTTGCCTTCCTCGTCTTCCAGCTCCATTCCTTTCAGAAATTCACGGGTGCGGCGCTTCTGCTCGCGCCACTCTGAAACGGTCATGCTGCTGGCGTAGGGGGTATGCTTTTTGCTGACGTTAGCCAGGGCGATCTGAAGGTGTTCACGCCATGATGCAGCCACGCGGCGCAGTCGGCCTTTCCACCATTTTTCCGTCTGCATACGCATGATCGCCGGGGTAACTTCCTCCGGGTCAAACAGCCGGGACGTGACTTTATCCCATAATGGCGGCGTCTGGCTCAGCTCGCGGGTGATGGCGGCGGCGGTCATGTAAACGCGGTGCGTGTATTTATAATCTGACTCGTAGCTGGCCTGCGCGTGTGCCTGTACCAGCTCGGCGAGAATGAAATTAGCTACATCCCCAGCAAGCAAATCGACGTCGGCGCGAGCCATATCCGGCAGGCGGTTAAAGCGGCGCATCAGCTCCCAAAGTGTGCCGCCTGCGCTGGCCGCGCCTGCCTGCTTGGTGGCATTGCCTGCCAGCAGGTTAAACGTGCCGTGACTCATTTCACCGAGGCGATATTGAGCGTTAACGGTTTCAACGCGTGGCAATGTGCGCTCAACGAATGTTTTCGTTAAGTACGCATTGGCACGATCAATACCCTGTGTTTTTTCCAGCTCACTGACGCGGCGTTTAACGTCGAGCTGGATAAGTGTCGGCTGCTTTTCAAGTAACTCTTGCGCACGCACTAAAGCCGCAATCATCTGACTGCGGCTGTGCATTTCCTCATAGGTGGGATAAGGGCTGGACAGTGCCTGCTTTGGCTTATTCCATTCGTAGGCCCATCCTGTTGCAATAACTGACTCGCTCATATTTCGAAAGCCAGTTGAGGAGTGAACAAATCTCGATCCGCATCATAATTTAGCGAGCTGGCGCTGTTCATGGATTCGATACGCTCAACCAGCACAGCAGCCCTGGTCTCTTTACTGGCAGGGGCATAGGCGCTTTTATTCCAGGCCTTATCAATGCCGATATTGCGTGCAACATTAGTGCTGTCTGCTGATGAAAGAGGCACGCGCTTGAAGAGGTCTTTATTCAACATGCGCAGACCGTGAAGCTTGGTGATTGGATAGCCACTACCATCAACAACATGGCGGATCAGATCACGCAGACGCGCTGCGCACTCTTTCGGCCGACTGGCGTCATACTCGCCCATAGAACCCAGTGCGACGCGAGGGAACTCATGGCACAGACGAATAAAGCGGTCATCAGATTCATTCATGTGCCATACCGGTACGCCGGTAATTTTTCCGTGAGGCCACTCTGCTATCAGCGCATCATTCTGCTCACCGCTGCCGCCGATTACGTCGGGAATGATGGCAAACGCAAAGCGAGGGTGATTTTTCCAGCGCGCTACAAATTCGTAATAACTTTCCCAGCTTACAACTCGTTTTTTTGTCCAGAAGCTAAACGCACCATTATCAAGCGCAAAACTCTGGCAGACTTCTGAAGCCAGCATGAGCTGGCCCGGATTTGCGAAGCTGATAAATGCGTGCCTGCCTTTCCATGCCTTGAGCGCGCATGTATCAGGTGTAATTGGCCCACCATGGAAGTGGATCATCCACGCACCTCAACCACAACTGATTTATCAGCCCCATGAGCCATATCGAAACCGGCAAAATGAACGCCCTGCTGCGGGCGTCGCACAGCAATGATTTCAGAGGCACGCTTTCCCTTGCCTGCAGCTACTCCAACCGAGCGGGCTACGTTGATGCTGGTGATATTGAAATCGCGAAGAATGCTGCGGGTGTAGAGGGTATCGCTGTTTGAAACCACAACCGGGCAACGCTCCGAGACGTCGAGCAACATGCTGACCAGATCGTGATGCTCATCCTTATTGAAACCAGCCGAGTGATAGTCCGAAAACGTGCCGTCATACGGTGGATCGCAGTACACCACATCGCCAGATTTGGTCAGGCGCAGCGTTTCGCGGAAGTCGGCGCAGATGAATGTTGCGCGCTGCGCCTTCTTTGCAAAAGCTTCGATTTCAGCCAGTGGAAAAAGTGGCTCTGCATAATTACCAAACGGGATGTTAAATTCACCGCGCTTGTTGTAGCGGCAAAGACCGCGATAGCCATTGCGGTTCAGGTACAGGAAATAAGCGGCGCGCTCCAGAAGAGGCAGCGCAGGGTTGTGATTAAATGCTTCACGCACAGCGTAATAACTTTCGCCGGTTGTGTTCTGATTAAAGAGGCTAGCCGCCAAAACGATAAACGGGCGGGTGTGCTCTTTTATCTGGCGATAGAGATTAATTAGGTCAGGGTTTATATCCGCAACCAGATAGGCCGGGTAATCGGTGTTCATCATTACTGCGCAGGAACCGGCGAAGGGTTCGACCAGGCGATCACCTTCAGGCAGGTGCGCCAGCAGCTCCGGCATAACGCGGGACTTGTTGCCCGCCCATTTCAGAATCGTGCTCATACCGCACCGCCTTTTGATACTTTGGTGCGAAGTTCGGCCACGTCCTGACAGCCGACGCAGCGAGTTACGCCACACACCGCGCGGCGGCGCTGTTCCGGGATTGGGGCATCGCAGTCTTCGCAGAATGAAGCCGCCACGCTGACCGGGCGGTTAACCACGCTGGCGATATTGCGCGCCAGCAGTTCATCGGCGCGGGCCTGCGCCATGTCGATTGAGTCGGCCATTAGTGAATCGCCTCCTGCGCTTCGCTCTGATAACGCTCAGCTTCCTGACGCAGTAACTCGGCAGCTTCAACACCGCTAAGCCCTTTTTGCTGAATACGCATGGCAATCTCAGTTAAGCGGTGAGCCACCTGCAGACCGCGCTCGGCACGCTCTTCAGCGCGGGCGGTCGTGATGATTGCGGAAAGTTGCTCCACGTCGGCGTCAAATTTTCTTGTTTCGATATTTCTCATTTCACTTTCTCCAGAATTTAGGCAAAAGAATGCCCGGCGGGTTTACGCCTTTCGTTTTTGGAATTTAATTACTCAGGTAAAAAACAGTCTGCGGTTGAAAACTGACGAGGTAAAATGCTGCCCCATCGCGCCATCTTATTCATGGCGATAATAATCAACTCCCTGCGGTGTTCTTCGAAATACTGAAATGGCTTACCTATTTCTTCCGGCTTAAAACTTTTTGGATTCTCACGATTTGCCAGCGTAAGCACACAGAATTTAAATTCGTCATTCTGATGGTTGAAATAACGCAATGCGGCGTTAGCGTTATTGTCACGCATCTGACGCCACGTTTTACGAAATTCATCAAACGTCATTGGCTGAATCTTATCAACACGACCGCCCATCAAATGAATTTTGGAAAATCTGGCGGGTTCGTGTTGCTTTGGTACTTCCCATAAAACTCGCATATTAGCCACCGAAAAAACGGCGCAGGCGTTGAGAATATCCGGTGCGCTTTGTTGTAATACTTTTCAGCAGCTCCTGCTGATTTTTACATGGATGCCAGGGTCTGCCGTTCTCGCCCATAATCCAGCCGTTGCCGTAGGACATTGAGGGACTCTGGCGCTTGAGTTGTGCCGCAAATGAAATCATCGTGCGCCCTCAGCTGATGCCAATCGAAGCACCCAGCCCGCTGATAGCGTCAACGGTTGAGGCTAAGGTCGGGTTAGAGTGAACGCGGGTCTGCACGGCCAGTGCGGCCAGCATCATGCAGCGAATGCCGGTATTTGCGGCTTCCATAATACTGCGGCGGCATGTTGCAGTTATCCGCTCCGGGTTTGCAGCGCTGGCGGCCATGCTTCCGACTTCAGCGGTAGCCTTCAGCACGTAGGACGGAAACTTATCTTTTGCCAGCTCATTAACCGGTACGCATGGCAGGCACTGCAGCTGCGCTAACATCCCATCCATCAGCGTGGCATCTTCGGTCAGGTCGGTAAGTAACAGCACTTCTGGAGCGGTCAGTTGATGCACCTGATCCGGGTTGAGCTTGTTACGCAAAGTTTGCACTTTCATGCCTGCACGCTGCGCCAGCTCAGCCATGTTGTGCGTAAGTGCGAACTTGCGGCAGGCGTCGTCATAGTGGTTATGGGTGGAAGTCTTAAAATCAAACATGGCTATTCCCTTGCTCAACTTAAATAATCAAACTCAGTTCAGAGATTGCGAAGTGCGGGCATCGATATAGCGACAATCGACAGCCTGCTGTGTGAGTTTGTCGCGCCATGCTTTGACGTTGATAAGGACTTTGCTGCGTTTTTCAGCACTTTTTTTATTGTTGAAATCTTTGGTTGGAGCCTTTAGCAGTATGCCCTCGTCAAGCCACTGCCAGACAAGGCGCTCACTGACGCCGCGCATTGCTGCAAAGTCGCGAACGCTCATGGCGTCAGCCATTGCAGAGCCGATCATTTTTTGCAGGCTTGGCAGTAAGGCTGAGACAAGCGCATTGATTTGTGAGTCGGTAAAAGGACTTGATTGCTTTTGCGAGCTTTCAGGCTCATGCGTTGAAGTTGCTTTTGCATCTTTCATATCGCATTATCTCCGGTTAAGTAAAATATAGTGCAGTGATGTGCATCTTGGTCGATGAGCGTCACTATAGATCGTTAAAAATTACCTGTAAATAACTTTATAGATACTGGTGGTGCTTTCTTATGTCCGATGAACAGGGCGGTAGCTGGAAGATAGATGCGTCTGGCGGGGTTTTGGAACGCATCATGTCTGCATACGGCGTTAAAATGCAGAAGGATTTGGCTGATGTATTGGGCATTGCTAAGCACAGCGTTAGCGGATGGGTGCAGCGTGACACAATACCTGGCACGATCGTTGTTCGCTGCTGCATAGAGACTGGCGCGGATATCAATTGGCTGATTACCGGCAATCTTGCAAATGCAAATTTGCGTGATTCTAAGCCTCAGCTCAAAGGCAAGGATGCCTATGAAGAAGTTATGGCTAACGGTGGCAAGCATGTCTTACGCCGCCTATTAGATGCCTACGGCTTTACCATGCAAAAGGAGCTGGGCGATTTACTTGATATCTCTTCTGGCACAATCAGCACATGGATCCGCAGGGAATATTTCCCCGGAGATGTAGTTGTTGCATGCGCGCTAGACACAGGCGTGTCTCTCAGATGGTTAGCAACTGGTAAAGGTGAGATGTTCGATAGTCAGCCCGAAGTTGTCACATCATCAATAAGTATTCCGAAGAAAAAATTAGTGTCAGGCGTTCTGAATGACGCAGGAAATTGGCTTATGGATCCGGCGCTTTCCGCAGTCGATAAAGATTGCTTAGTGTTTATTGATGGTGTTGGCCACTCATGGCTAGTGAATACAGAGGCTAAGAACATCGCCAATGGTCGCTGGTTCGTTAATATTGATGACTCTTATGATGTGTATGATATCTCTCGCCTACCCGGCGGGAAAATTAAACTAACCAATCCAAATGTCTCGTTTGAATGTGGTGCATCAGACGTTACCCCATTTGGGGCGGTATTATTTACACTGGAAAAACACGTTTAAGGAATTGAATGAAAAAGTTATTTCTTGCCATAGCATGCCTTATTGGGGCATCTGCATCTTATGCTGCCGAAAAATCTGTAGATTTGGATTCATCAAAATTAGGTGAAGACTGGCCCCTTACTTTTAAGAAAGCTAAGGTGTCCTGCATTAATAAACGTTTCATCTTCGTTTATAACACTGATACTGATGACCGATATCCTGTAAATGGCAACGCAAAAGATGCAGTCCAGTCCGGGAAAATGGATGGTTATGACATAGATGCTGTATGGGCTGACGATCCAAACTATAAAGGGGTTAAGAAAAGCATCAGCCCAATTCTTGATGCTGGCAATAACCTTTGTGAACAATAAGTAATTTACCTCGGTTCTCACTATGACTGTTACTAAACAAAAAAATGGCAAATGGCTTGCGCAGATATTCCCTAACGGTAGGGATGGAAAGCGTATCCGTAAGCAATTTAACACTAAAGGTGAGGCCGAGGCTTATGAAGATTATGAAAGAAAGAAGACCGAAGATAAGCCCTGGCTCGGTGAAAAAGAGGATCGCCGGAAGCTAAGCGAATTAATCCAACTTTGGCACAACCTACACGGGCAGTCACTGACAGCAAGCAAACTGCGTCTTGCAAAGTTGAAGATTGTTTGCAGGGGAATGGGTGATCCGATTGCTTCGAGGATAACAACTAAAGATTGGGCGCATTATCGAGACCAGCGGTTGAGCGGGAAAATTGATAATGGTTATCATGCCAATCCTCAGAAATGGATAGCGCAACCCATTACCGTAAACCGCGAACAATACTACCTCGAAGCTGTATTCAACGAGTTGCGCCGACTTGGAGAGTGGAAGCTACCTAATCCTCTTGATGGAATCCGGCCTTTCAAAGAAAAAGAAAAAGAGATGTCCTGGCTAACTGACGGACAAATCAAAACACTACTTGAAGCCTGCAACTCGTTTGGCAATAACAACCTTACGCTCATCGTTAAGATTTGCCTTGCAACAGGTGCCAGATGGCGCGAAGCCGAGAACCTAACCCGTTCCCAGTTGTCACCCTATAAGCTTACCTTCATAAAAACTAAAGGTGGGAAAAACCGAACCGTACCTATCCCACGGTGGCTTTATGATGAGCTTTCGCCCCTTAAAGATAAAATGTTTCAGCCTTGCTATAAGTCTTTCAGTGAAATGCTGAACATTGCCAATATCCAGTTAGCTGATGGTCAAAATACGCATGTGCTCCGGCACACATTCGCGAGTCATTTTATGATGAATGGAGGCAACATCTTGGTACTGCAGCGGATACTTGGTCATGCAAACATTCGTGAAACTATGAGGTATGCACACTTCGCACCAGACCATCTTGAAGAGGCTGCACAGCTCAACCCTATCGCGGGTTATAGTGGCAGCAATGTGGCAGCAGAGGATTCATAA